CGTTTATTCGAAACGAGTAATGTTGCCAGCGTATTGTATCCAGATGCTGCTAATCCTTTTAAAGATTTAAATAGATGTGTGCCAATAATTGCCGGAGCCGAGAAACCTATTCGAAACCTTATTCCGGTTTACGAAGCCCGGGGCGTAATTTATATTAAGCGTGGTGAGTTAGGTTTTATTGTCAACAAGTCTAAAGATCAATCAGGTACAATTCCTTTAAAACAGGATGAAAAAGACGAAATAAATAAAGAAAGATATAGAAAGCATGGCTTAGGTGCTCATCAAACACCAATCGGCTTTACGTCTGCCAATGTTGATTTTGTCCGTACCTCTATGAGCATTCAGGAACTACAGCCGTTCGAAGAAACGCTGGCGGATGCAATTGCAATTTACAAAGTATTGCGAGTGCCTACTCACTTGGCACCTAACCCCAAGAACAGTACATTCGACAATGCGGACCAGGATATGAAAATATTTTACAACGATGTAATAATTCCGTTGGCGCAAAAATACGCTTTGATATGGACGAATAAAATGAAGCTAAAGGATTTTAGGCGTTTTATTCGTCCGTCATTCAAGCACATAGGATTTTTACAGGAGAACGAAAAGGAAAAAGCAGACAGGGACAAAGTAAACGGGACTACATGGTTAGAGCGATGGAAAAACGGAGCCTGTACACTTAACGATTGGATTGCCTCCTTTGACGGCATTCCGGGAAGCGGGGCTATTTACGAGAAAAAGATTTTCGAGCTTACTCCCGAAGAAGCTCAAGCGGCCAGAGATATTATGTACGGTAAACAAGATAAAAATGAAACACCTGCACCAAAAAATTCGTGAGCTGCAAAAAACAGCACCGACAATTCGGTACAATGCAGCTCAAGTTGATGCACAAGGCAAGCTCGTAGACCGAGAAAAGCTTTTAGATAAAAGAATTGTTGAGGGCTATGGATGTATTTGGGGCAATGTAAATATGCACCGCGAAAGATTTCATAAAGGCGCATTTACCCGCAGCATCCGCGAGAACGGGCCTAAGAGTGGAGCGAATTATCAGATTAAGTTTAGAGATGGTCACGGACAGTCTTTGTCTTTATTTCAGGAATTAAAGGAAGATGAAACAGGGTTATATTTTCGCACTGTTCCTTTAGATGATATTTCTATAGCAGACGACGTATTAACGCAAATAAAAAGCGGCACGTTAAACAATTTTAGTAACGGATTTACTTATGTGTTTAACGAGAACTCGATGAAGTGGAATGACAAGGAAGAAGTAATTGAAATCTATGAAGCAAGGTTGCTGGAAATATCTGTTGTCGACATCCCTTCTGACTTAGAAACATTTGCTTTGCGTGGAGCAGAAGGCAACGAAGACTTATTTGAAGAAACAGAAGATTTTATCAAACAGTTGCCACGTAGCATGCAGCTACAGGCACGAAAAATAATAGCTCGTCATAAATCGCTAACAGTTGAAGCGCCGGGTGGAGAGGGTCAAGACCCGCCTAGGACTGAAAAGCCGGGTGAGATAGAGCAAAGGTCCAAAATCAATTACAAAAAATTAATTTCAAAACTTTAAGCAAAATGACGAAGGCTTATTTAAAATTTCCCCACAGGTCTGTTCGATATGCGCCGGAGATCAGCAGCCGCAGAATGGGGTTTAAACATTTCATTTCGGCGAATTACAAGAGCGATGGCGGCGAAGGCGGTGAAGACGACGCTGAAACCGTAGCCTTGTTAGAGAAGATTGGCAAAAAAGTTGACGGCGTAATTAAAGAACGGAAACTTCAGAACGAAACTGAAATCCAGGCTTTAATTAAGCGCTCTATCGAAGGGCTTAACATCGAGGCTCTTAAGAAATTCGATGAAAAATTTGATCCTATTAAGATTCGCGAGAGCGTTGACAAGATGGCAATTCAAGTTGAAAAACTTAAAAACCTGCCAATTGACGGAACGCAACAGCGCAATGCTTTGAAGGAATTGCTGAACGACACGAAGACTTGGGAAAAGATTGAAAGAGCGTTTAATGATCCAGACAGCAAGCCGGTTGTATTGAATACCCGGGCGGCTGTTACAATGACCAGCGCAAACGTAGTGAACGACGGAGACATTCCCGAAGACATTCTTAACAGCTTTAGCGTTGAAGCATTTATCCCTAAACGCAGGCCAAAAGAGTATATTTTCAACTTTGTAAATCGTAGAACCGTTTCAAAAATTACAGAGTACAAAACATGGCTCGAAGAAGGCGACGAACAAGGCGCTTTTGCTATTGTAACAGAAAGTGGTCTGAAGCCATTGGTTTCAAAAACCCTGGTACGCAATACTACTAAATACCGCAAGATTGCCGGTAAAAGAGTGTACACTGAAGAGTTCGCAAAATTCCGCCGGGAGGCATACGGCATTTTGGAGGATTTGTTCAATGACCAAATGCTTCGCAATTATGCCGCTATCCTTGTAACGTCTCTGACGGCTGCTGCGGCCGCTTATGTTGCTTCGGCTTTAGATGGCCAGTATGAAAATCCAACTGATTACCATGCGATTGCTGCTGTAGCTGCTCAGATCGAATCTTTAGACTTTAATCCGGATTTGCTTATCATGAATCCGCAGGACAAATGGCGCATTGGAATGTCGCAAGACAGTCAGGGCCGTTTTTATACTGCGGTGCCTATGTACAATCCAAATGGAGAAGTAACATTACTTGGCTTTCGTGTAATTACTTCCAACCGGGTTGACGTTGGTGATTTTATCCTGGGTGAAAGCGGGTTATACAAAGTCGAAGATGTGCCTGTTACTATCCGTCTGGGTTACGGTATTAACGTAACTAAAGACGAAAACGGTAAGGTGACAGAAGTTGAAAGCGACGTAGACCACAACCGCTTCAGGATTATTGCAGAAACATTTTTCCATAACTGGATCGGCACAAATTACACTGGCTCTTTTGTCATTGGTAATTTTGCTGACATTAAAACTGCGGTTACCGCAACTGTTTAATTATGGCACAGAAAAAAATAAATGAAACAACGATGGCAAAAGCTGAAAAAGTAAAGCCAAGAGATATCGTGGAAGTCACCTGGACAGGGGACAAGTTTCACAAAGCTGGAAGTACTTCGAAAATCCACAAAAAGCAAGCTGAAAAAATGTATGTTCGCGGGCTTATTGAGGACTACGAAGGTCGCCCAGAAGATTTGCAGGTACAAGAAAAAGCAACCAACAGTGGCGCTAATACAGGCAGTACTGGTACAAACTCGCAAGCGGAGGAAACAGAATTATGAAAAGAGTTTTAGTTTTCTTAGTAAGCCTGTTTTTAATCTGCACTGCTACTCAGTCTAAAGCGCAAAGCGCCGACGGTTGGGCTGCTGCCTTAGATACGCTTACAAATGCCGACAGTCACAGCGATACGATATCGGTGATCGGCCAGAAGCATTGTGTTTCATTTCAAAGCAATGTAATTAAAATCTCAGGTACAGTTGCCGGATCGTTTTCTGTTTATGGTAGCTTAGACGGAACTAAGTTTGGAACTACTGCATTAACTACAGTTAGTTTGAGTGATGCAACTTCGAATTATTTGGCCTCGTATTCCTTTAACGGCTATAAGAAATATCGAATCGTAACAAATACAACAGGCACCAGCTCAGTTTCGGTAAGGCATTATTATTTATATCGAACGAGATAGGCAAATGGCAAACATAATCGATAAGACATTTTTTGTAGGCGATTTAGAGATACCGCAAACAGATCAGGCAGCAACGCTGGCTGCGCTAAATGCGTTTATAGCGCAATACGAGCCCGAATTTCTGAGGTTAGTCTTAGGGTACGACTTGTATTTGCTTTTTAAAGCCAACGTTAATCCTGGGCCTGCTACGGATCCATACACATATATTTTAGATGGGGTATCAACGTTTACTAATCGTTACGGGGTTTTATCTACGCTTCCTTCGATTAAGAGATATATCGCCTGCTATGTCTATTTTCATTGGATGAGACAGCAAACTACCAAAAGCACACCGAGCGGGGAAAAGGTTGCCAAGGCGGCAAATGCCTTTGATTCTACTCCGTACTTTAAAGCTTGCAGGGCATGGAATGAAATGGTAGATTATGTAAGAACTTTTCGCGAGTATATGCTTTCTGACGGTATTTCCGATTTTAGCATTTGGGTTGATCCTGTTGTAATTACTTATCGACCTGATAGGAAAAGGCAGGCATTGTATCACGTTATTAATCCGCATTTTTAATGGACAATCCCCCATACATAGTTGTCGACGAAATGGCTACGGTAGTAGAGGCCGCGAGGTTAGCTTTGAAAGAAGCTGCCGGTGGCGTGGGTTGGGATGTTTTAAATTATCAATACGGATATATAACAGAACTTGCCGAAACATTACAACAGTGGGAAGAAACCCAGGAGTGGAGAGAAAAGAAATATCCGTTGGTTTGGTTGCGCCAGCCTTTTACAATTAAACGCGGAGAGCCGAACTACTATGGGACTATTCCTGATTTGACGCTCTTTATAATGAATCGCACAGACGTAAATTATAAAGCAGCGCAAAGGATGGAATTGAATTTTAAGCCCATACTTCACCCAATATACAGGGAATTGGTTAAGCAAATAGATTTGAGTGTAGCTTTTGATTTTGAAGACTATACGCCCGATCTTGAAGAAACTGATTTTTATTATTGGGGTGACGAAGAAAAGTCTTATTTATCCGAAATTGTCGATTGTTTGCGTTTGCAAAATTTTGTCATAAAGTTAAATAATAATCCAAATTGTTCAACTTTCACAAATCTTCTTATTTAAAAATGAAATACATTATTCCAAATCAAAAACGTTATGCTGCTAAGATAACAAGCAGGCGTATGGGGTTGGGTCCGCAAAACAACTTCAGGACGACTGCTTACATGGCAGACATCATGAACGTTGCTAATTGCGAATCGCCGGACAGTGTTTTCAATACCGGTGTTCCCCTCTGCGACGTAAAGAAAAAGAAAATTAAAGCAGTAATATTTGTTGATTCCGGCGTAGAATTAACAGGTGGCGACATTTCTACTGTAGCCGCTTTTATTGCTAAGATCAAATCGATGACATACGCAGCTCGTGGCGGACGGGCGTACCCAATATGGGACTTGCTGAACTTCGAAGACAACACAGGAGATCCGGCTACAGGTTCGACTGGTAACCTGACAACAGCTACCACTGTGACTTCAGACGCTGTTCCCGCTTTCCGTTTTGGTTACAACGGCACAGAGGCGAGACACGCCAGAATGTCAGCGATGAACAGCATGTCTTTGGATGTTTTCTTTGTGGATGATGCCTATACTGTTTACGGAACCTTAGGTGGCAACGGAGGCTTTGCTGGCTTTTCTGTTTTGCAAGCGTATGCCGATACTTCGAAATTCCCGGTTTCGGATACTGTAAACCAATACAGCTTCCGCATTACGCTGGGCGATATTACGCAGTACAGGGATGCTTCAAAATACATTGTAGCTAATAACGGACTGACTGCTGCTGTAGGTTTGCAGAACGTTCAAATGGTGTTCCTGTCCGGTTCTTCAAACGTGAAGAAAATTCAGATTATTGTAGACGGCGGAACAAATTTAGAGCCGATACACGGTGCTGCAATTGCAGGGCTGACGTTTACGGCGAAAAATCTGGAAACAGGTGCAGCGTTTACAGTTACTTCGGTAGCAGACGATACTTCGTTGGATGCTCTAACAGTTACGCTGGATAGTACAGCTTGGTCAGCGCTAAACAGCGAGGACAGAGTTCAAATCGATCCGCCTTCTGCTGCTGCTCTGGCTGCCGCTGGAGTAAAGCCATTTGAGCTGTTGCCAGTAATAGTTACTAAACCTTAAAAACTTTGAATAGTGAAAAACAAAGACATTCATTTATTAGTGGACGGATTTAATCTGAATGCTACTCACTACGGGAGCATGGAAAAATCGGAGGCGGTTGAAAAGATGAAGGAAGACGGATTCGCTGAAGACAAAGGCCTGTCTGATGATTGGTATGGAAAAGCTTGGGAGAAGTTAGCGGCTGCCTTAGATAAGGGCGCCGATAAAGAAGCTAAGCAAGCAGAGAAAACGGAAAGAGAAAACATTGCTAAAGGCAAGGAAGCGCAAAAGGCAGCTGAGAAAGCAAAGGTATCAACACCAGGGATTACTCCGGGTTTAACTCCGTAAAATTTCAAATCCCGGAGTTAAAAACCTCCGGGATTTTTCCTTATGGCTGGAATAAATGCAACAATATCGAAAATGGATAGGTTAGACCTCAAAAAAGTCATTAGCGATTCGTTGCATAAAATTTCACCTCAATTATTAGGCGCTCAAAAAGAGCAATTGTTGAGAGGCCAAAACGCAGTCGACGGAACAATAGGAAAATATAAAAGCCAGAAGTACAAAGCGAAAAAGCTTGTCTTAAATCCGTTAGCTGGTGGTAAAGTGGATTTAAAATTGACAGGAACTTTGCATCGTGAAATAAAGCTTTATTTCTTTTCTTCATCTTTCTTTTTTCGCAGTACAGATCCAAAAGCAAACGACGTACTGGGAAGATACGGAGGCGAAGAAATGGTAATGGGGTTGAATAAAAAGTTTACGAAAAAAGTTTCTTATCAATTTTTAACTCCGGAAGCAATAAGAGAAATTAAACGGCAATTATTGTAACGATGTGTTTACCTTGTTTAGAAAAACTAAAACATGGCGAAGATGAAGTTGTTCAGAAAGCTATTGAGTTGGCCAAAAAAAGCGGAGAGTGGGTCAGTATCTACACAGAAGCCGGAGAGCGAAAGTACATCCTCGCAAGCATTGCAGACCGAGAGCAAATCCCAACAGAAAGATATATCACTCCGCTCATGCAATACGATTAAATATTATTCAGAGTTCTTGCCTTGGTTGTTAGGCGAAACAGAGCTTCCGGAAAACTGGAAGGAAATCCAATCCGAATTTGCCGATTTAATTAAAACACCTCAATCAGAAAGCATTTTTCAACTTTACAATAAAATCGAATTTTTCCGAAATAAAATTTCTGTCCTGCTCGGCTCGAAAGAATTTCCTGGCGCTTTAGATTTATTGAAAGTAGAGTGCGATAAAGAGTTGGCAGAGATTGTAATGAACAACGGATATGATCTAATAGAGTTTTCTGAAGATAGAGAGCAATACCTAAAAGCGATTTACTTAATTGAAACGGAATGCAAGTCTTTAATCATTTATCTTAACCAATACATAAACGAATATAATTTGCTTTGCCCCGAAGGAGAGCAGGTAAGGCACGATCGTGCATTTTACGAAAGGGAGTATTCGATCATATCTAAGTACATGGGATTTCGTTTACACGATGCAACAGTGGCGGAATTTTGCGGACACAAAAACCTTTATTTCGAAGAATTAAAACATCATGAAAATGGCTGAACAATTTTTCGATAAGTTTGCCAATCTACAGGCATTAGAAAAACAAAAGAACGTCATTAAAGGCTATTATTCCGAAATAAAGGACGGCATTATCCAGCTTAATCGTCTTGGCTTTAATATCGACACTTCTAAAAGTCTAAAGGAATTATCAAAATATCAGACCGAAATCGATAAATTAAAGGCTAAGCTTTCTGACAGTCAGCGCAAAATAGATGATGCAGAAGAAAGAAGTCGGGCGCTCAGGGAAAGGGCGGCTAAGGCAGAAGCGGACAGGCAAAGGAGCGAATTGAAATTAAGGCAGGAAAACGAAAAGGCTATAGATCGCGAAACTAAGGCCCTGGAAAAAAGAAATCGTGCAGCTCAGGCCCCAATAGATGGCGGATCAAGAATCAGCAGTGACAATAGAACACTAAGTCCGGACGAAATAAGAAGATTAGAGGCTGAGCGAGATGCTGCAAACTTAGGTACAGAATTTCCAACAAGTTTTGGAACAGGTGGAGTAAAACATCCTATTAGCAAAGAAGACTTGGACGGGGTTATAAAATACAAAGACCAGCTTGAAAGTCTAACAGGAACACTGGATCAGAATATCAAGCAGCACAATGTATATAAAAGCGAATTAAAAGGGGTTACGAGCGAATTAAAGCTTTTAGAGAAAAACACAAGCGCACAAGACAAGACAACAAAAGCATACCGCGATAAAGTTGCTGATTTGCAGTTAAGGCAATTGCAACTGAAGCAAAATTCGAAAGAGCTAAATACCACGATCCGAAATCAGGTTATTGAGCAAGACAATGGAGCTAAGTCGTTAGACCGCTTGAATGCTCGACTAAACTTGTTAAATCAGGCTTATGCAAAACTATCCGCCGCTGAAAAAGCTACTCCGTTAGGTCAGAGTATTAAATACCAAACCCAACAACTTGCGCAGGCAGTTTTAGACGAAGAAAAATCTTTAGGCAAAGCCCAGAAGAATGTAGGTAATTATACATCAGCAATCTCTAACGCAGCAAGTAAAACGTTTAGCGTGGTTCGCAACATTGCTTATTTGTTGCCCGGCATAGGTATTGCGGGAATATTTAGCCTGATCGCCGATGGAATAGCCGAATCAATATCGCAATTAAATCTTTTTAGCAACACTACAAAAAAAGTTCAAAAAGATGTTGCAGAAGCATATAAAGAAGCAAGCGTTGAAATCGGAAAGCAAGTCGGAGAAGTTGAAGCCTTGTATGCTGTTACGCAAGACACTAATCAAAGCTTGAATACAAGGAGAGAGGCAACCGAAAGGCTGGTAAAAATTAATAAAGAGAATAATGAAAGAACGGGAGAGCATACTAATTTATTGGTTGATCAGAATGGAGTTTTAGGCGAAAATAAATCTGCAATTGATCTGTTAACTACTTCATTGGAAAAACAAGCAAAGACAAAAGCTTTTCTTGGTTTAATCGAAAAAGCGTATGGGAAATTAATCGAAGAGCAGACAAAGGGTTTAGGCGAGCAATTAAGTGGGTTCAGCAACTTTATATTGGATATTCAGCAAA